TTTAGTTTATTTTCAATCCAACGAATAGACAATTGACCAGAGTTTGTTACAGACAAGGCCAATCTCAAATCAAAAAATCTAAAATATTGTGAACCAAAAGCACCATATGCGGAGTTAAGACTTACTTTCTTGGCCAATTGTAGATTATCCAATCGAGCAATTCTATTTTTAATTTCTATTCGTTTTGATTCATCGGTGATATTTTCATATTCTTGTTTAGCATGCAACATTTGTTGTTTGAACTTTTTACGTTGTTCATACATTTCTTCTAACATCTTAGGTATAAAACCTTGAACATCGGTTCTAAAAAATTGTCCGTTAGGTGTCATTGTTACATTTTTAAGACTTGATAAATCTACTGCCTTTTCCAACATTTTGTCCACAGATACACCAGATGACAATATGGATCTCATATCATCAGTATAGTCTTTTGGGTCAATAAGAGTTTCCGGCGAAATATTAAATTGCATCATAAGATGTGGATATAGTCCATCTAAGTCAAATGATGCCAACCAGTCGTGTTTGCCTACTTGTGGTGATTTAACATAAGCACCTTCAAACGCAAAATCTTTATCTTTTGATTCTTTAGGAGGAACAATAATGTGTTTAGCCAATAAATCATTATAAATCAATGCGTCCCACATACGAGTTTGTGCAAACACATCATCATAATTAGTTTTTGTGTCATAAGCCAGAGTTAAAGCCAACTCGATAAGTTTTAATTTATCTTCCAATTCAAGAATAAGTTCCACATCGACAATGTTGTACTCAATAAATTTTTGATGGTTTTGTTTATATAATTGATGTAAACTATCAAATTCATCATATGATAATTTCTTTTTACCTAACTCAACATTGGCAATATTATCTAATCGATAAGATTCCTGTGATTTTCCACCAGGTGCATACCATTTGTATAATTCGATGTAATCTAAACATGCGACACCTATTAAATCATAGGCAATCATATCTCGGCCATTTATAACAGTTTTTCTATCATAAATTGAATTCCATGGAGATAATTTCTTATATTCATTTTCTCCTAATATCTTTTGAAAGCGATTAACCAAATATGGAATATCAAAGTATTTTACATTCCAACCAGTAATAACATCTGGACATTTATCAATCCACATTTCTAGAAATTTCTTACATAAAGTGTATTCATCTTTACATTTGATGTAGATTTCATCACCATTAGGTTTATAGTCTCCACAACCAAATACAATCATGTGGCCACCAATAAACTTAGTAGCAATTGCGGTAATGGGTTCAGTTGCTCGATATGGGTCTGGAAATCCATTTTCAGAACCAACCTCGATATCAATAGATGCTATTGAGATTTTAGATTGGTCCCAATCCACCATTCCTTTGTGAGTATCTGCAATAAATGAATATTGATAATTTGTATTACCAAAAATCTTAAAGTTTTCAACATCATCATATTGTTTGGTGAATTCTCTTGCTTCTTTCATATCACCAAACTTGATGGGTTCTAGATATTCCCCTTGTAGATTAGTAAAGTTTGATATCTTTTTTGATGGCACATATAATGTAGGTGAATATTCAATTTTAGTTTTAACTCTTTTACCTTGTTTAACTCCACGGTAAAGAATATATTTACCGGAAGTTTGTACATTTGTATAAAACGATTGTGTCATATTACTCCGTAAGTATGCTTTGAGTAGGAACAATTAATCCCGACCCGAAGATTTGATTATAATTAGACACAAAATCTTCTGCAGGTTCATATGAATATACAATATGAGATTTATCAAAAGAAATTTTAGAACCTGATTCTTGTTTTGAGTGTAATGGAAATGGTGCAAATCCTACACTTGGTTGTCCATTTTGACCTCGAACAATTTGAATTGCTACTGGATTTGTTAATATCATAGACATTGCACCGGCCTCTAATTCTCCAAGAACATCTTCGCCCGTTACCAATTTAAGTGCTATTACATGCATGTTTTTCTCCAATAATTATTATTAATAAGTAACCATTATATCGTATAATAGTGTTTGTGTCAAGTATATTACTCGCATAAAAAACCCCACATCATGTGTGGGGTAAATATTTTAGTGTATTGTGATTTTATTTATTCATTACATACATCGTAACTTCAAAACCAAAACGCATTTCAGTAACTGCTGGTATTGTCCACATGATAAATCTCCTATAGGTTAAATAAGTATTACTTATATACTTATATTATTTTCTATATTTTTATGTTGATATAATCATGATGTTTACCTAATAAAAATCATTAATCCCATAGATCACGATAGTACTTACCGAATAATTCTAAGCCTTCCTGTATTTGTTCATGTACTTTTTGCATAGCTGCATAATCGCAAACATATGTTCCTGTCCAGCCTGGTTCACCTAACTCTATATTACTGTCAAATTCTCCAGAACAAAATTCTTTTTCCCAGTCACTTTTATCTACTATATGCTCAAAAGAGAAAATCATCTTATCTAAGACGGCATCCCACTCTGACATAGCTTTATCTTGGAGTTCTTGATTAGTTTCATAGAACTCAAAAGATTGTTGTAGTTTCCATACTTCGCCACCAGTTTCAGCAAAAGCACTTGGTACTCCATGCTTAGTAGATTTAAACTGAATAAGCATTGGTAAAATAATGTTAGCTAAAGTACTATCCATATTCCAAGTATCATACTTATCTACTTGTACATAGTTTATTCGTGGGTGAACTACATCTAATACTTTTTTAACTGCTTCTGAAATAGGACCGAGCACATTTACTATCTTTTTAGTATATGTGTTATCATAATCTATTTCTTTCCAAAATATAACTTTCTCCAAAATAGTATATGGAGAAAGCCAGTGGTCTCTATAATTGCTTAAATAAACTTTCATTTTACCCTCATTATAAATTGGTTGCGGAGGACAGATTCGAACTGCCGATCTTCGGGTTATGAGCCCGACGGGTTGCCACTTCCCCACCCCGCCTAATTGGGTGCTCTGACGCTCATGCCCTTTAATTCCCCGACTGTAATTTTGTCGGCTCCACAAGGTTGATCACTTGCCGTTCTCGGATTGCCACCGCTAGTTTGGTAAGACTAGAACCACACTTGAGTCACGAACTCACTTCTCCTTCTTGCGTGTCACATTATCCATTGATTAGATGGAACGTCCTGGAGCGAAGTATTGGATTTGCACCAATCTAATAAGTTGGACACCTATTATATTCTACAATCCTTCGCAAAACTGGAGCGGGATATCAGAATCGAACTGATGACTCTAGTTTGGAAAACTAGGGTAATACCATTTTACGAATCCCGCATTACTTGGAGCGGTGTAACTGCTATGCTCAGATAACAAGAGGGGGTACCCCAAGTCGTACTATTACACACCGCAAAACTTTTTAATCTTCAAATATACCTACAACATCTTTTTCATTAATAATATATAGGTCTTGGCCATCGATTGATGTTTTTGATGTATGTACCCAATCAATTAACAATTCATCACCTACTTTAATATCTTCAACATCATCAGCAATTGAAATTACTTTTGCTCTATCAACATCAGCAACGCCAGAAGTCAATATAAGACCTGATGCTGTTGTTTTACTATTTTCGAGTTTAATTACAGAAATCTTACCTTTAATTGGTTTTATCATCTTTATTCCATTTCGATTATATAAGTATAATTATAACACATGTATTTGATATTGGCAAGCAATTATCGTTTATATCTTTCATTTAACATTTCTAGGACTCATATCTAAATAAAAAATATTCAATTACATCTCAGTATAAATGGTGTGCCTGAAGGATTACGATACCTTGACCTAACGATTATGAGTCGTTCGCTCTTCCTCTGAGCTACAGGCACAGTTAAATTTTGGTACGCCTGCCAGGAGTCGAACCCGGAATAAAGGAGTAGAAATCCCATGTGATATCCATTTCACCACAAGCGCATTGTTAATCAATAGAAACCATTATATAATAATAATGGCTTCTTGTCAAGTTTTATTTAATTTCTACTTTTTTGTCTTTTTTATATTCAGGAATAACATTTTCAAAGAAAATTCTAAGAATACCATCTTCATATTTGGCTAATTTCAGTTCTACTGTGTCTGCCATTGTAATAGTTTTGGTAAATGATTTAGAACTTATACCTTTATGTAGATATTCAATGTTACTTTCAAATTCTGATTCTTCAGTAGAAAGTACCTTTGCCCCCTTAATTATTAAAGAATCTTTGGTGATAGTAATATCAATTTCTTTTTTTGAAAATCCTGCGACTGCCAATTCGACAACGTAGTTATATTCATCCAATTTAATGATATTATGAGGTGGATATTTTTCTTGACTTGGATCTTGGTCATTTAATAGAGTTTCAATTTTATCAAACATGGATTTATACCCCAAGGTTGAATTTAAAATTGAATGTTGGATTGGCCCAAAGTTGATGCGACCTGTTGCTATATTTGTCATACTATTTCTCCCGTAGCGAGTTTATTATAAAAAATCTACCCCGAAGGCATAGACATTAAGGCTGGAACTTCAACGAGATACAGGC